TTAACAGACCTACTAGACGAAGACGGGACCACACCACACTCTAACATTCGTCTAGCAGCTGCTAACTCAGTATTAGACAGAGTTGGTATAACAAAGAAAGACCAACTAGATGTAAATATGAAAGCTCTACATGGTATATTTATATTACCACCAAAAGATAACCCCAAGGACAACAATGGCAGATAAAAACTATTCTAATATTCCACCTGAATTAAAATTAAAATTAAAAAAAATTATAGACGAGGATTTTAATAAAAATAATAATTTAAAAAAGGAAAAACTTTTAGAACTTCAAAAAATTGAAAAAGAAAAAGCTACAAAAAGATTTAAAAGAGAAAAAGATTTATTTATAACTGATAAAGAGGCATCTGAAGGTAACCCTGGTGATAAAGAACTAGGTAATCCTGTTAAACGTATAAAGTAATGACTAAAAAAGATTCAGAAAGAAAAAAAGTATATTCTAATCAGCCTGCTTTAAATGGTGATAAAGGTAAATTTAATATAGGATTTTTTACTCCTGATGATAAATTAAAATTTAATCCTGATGAAAATGTAATTACAACTCTTAAAGAAATTAAATCAGAATTAGATCCTAATATAACATATCAAAAAAAATTAAATAAAGATACAAAACTTAATGTTGGAATATCATCTAAAGGAAAAGGCTTTATAAAAATTAAAAAAGTATTTTAGTGGAACCAATAAAAATAAATAAAGATGAAAATAGACAAAAATAATTTAACATATGCTAACGAACACCCTAAAGGTAAAAAACCTACAGAGGATGGTACTATTAAACTTGCTAAATCAGAATTAAGTGAATATTTAAGAGATGAGTATGAAATATATAAAAAAGATATGTTTGACAAAGGTAAAAAACCTTTATCTTTTAGAAGAATAAAAAAAATATTATTAGAACAAGTTTTACCAACTAATTAAGTAAATGGAACCAATAAAAATTAAAAAAAGGGCAAGAACAATACCCTTTGGTTTCAAACAATCACAAGATCCAGAATATCTGGAACCAGTAAAAGAAGAATTAGATGCTCTTAGACAAGCTCAGGAATATTCTAAAACTTGTTCACTAAGAGAAACAGCCTCTTGGCTACATAGAAAAACAGGAAGATACATATCACATGTCGGACTTAGAAAAAGACTTGCAAGAAATAGCACCTCCGAAACCGAAGAAAGTAATTCAACAGAAAGCCAAGAAGTCAGTCAAA